CATCAAAGTAAGCAGTTCCATGATGTCCAGAATAAGAACAATCAGAACACGTTACTACAATTCTAATACATTGACCAATGTAAGGAGTTAAATCAATATATTTTGTTTGCCAGTTAACCCATGAAACCCCACTTGTAACTTGATAACCAGGAACTCCACTTTGACAACTTTGTCCAGAAGGAGTTAGGCTCACGTTAGCACAAGGTATTGGGATTAATGAACCTGTACAATTATACATATCAATTCTAAAAGCAGGTTGTCCGCAACACTCATGAACGCCATCCCAAGAACCTGCATAACAAAATTGAAATAAGGTATTTGAATTTGAAACTGGAAATTGCGTCATAATTCGAGTCATCAAACCTGTTGGACAAGAGTTTTGTAGTCTTGCAACTCGGTTACCGCCAAGAGGCGAATTAGGTATTGAGACATTGTCAATACTAAATCCTGGTGGATTAGCACAACTAGGTGCAGGTAGTATTGGAGTAGCTACAATAGAAAATTCAGGACTACCTGCATTCCAATTAGCAATAGGATTAGCAACACATCCAGCACCATATGTAGGATTTCCACAACAAATATTAGAAGTGTTTTGTCCACTTTGAATTGTCCATCCTAAAACAGAATTCATTCCACTATAAGCTCCAGGTGCAGTAAGCTCAAAGTCTTCATTCACACAAGCATTACCAGGTGAATTAACTGAGTTAGGACCTCCAATCGGTCTGTTATTTGAATTGACCGGTAGTAATGGTTTAATACCGTACTTTTGATTTACCCATGCTCTTTTTACAAGAGCAATATAGTTGATGTATTCTGAGCCAAAGACATTTCGTCTCAGCAACTCAACCCGCATAGAGGCTTCATCGAATCCTTGTAAGGAGTCTCCATAGTAACTTTTATAATCGGTTAAGGAGTTTTTAGAAAGATAGTCACGATTGTTTATGTATCGTTCTTTGGCTGGTGTTTGTGCAATTACCGTTAAGGTTAATAGTAATAGACAGTAGGTGATTAGTTTTTTCATAATTAAGTAGTTATAATATTACTATTATATATTGAATTTTATGAAAAGGGTTCGGTAAATAGTTAATCTAATTATTAGAGTAGATCTTTTAATTATTAAAGAGATTAATTCAGGTTAATTTCCGACGGACTTTTGAATTTGGTCGAGAGTCTGAAACCTTTTTGCCTAACTGATTAAATCTTGACTGCACGTCTGATTTTAGGTTCATATACTTCTTATCATTTGCCAATCCACGATATTCTTCCATTTCAGTATCTGAAGGAGCTTCGCCGTATTCAACTGTACCGTCTACTACTTGATTAAAAAGGTCAGGTAAAGGTAAAGTGATAGGTAACTCAGGAATATCAAGTTTATCATGAATACGAATTCCATAAGTTCCATAAGTTGCATCGTACATTGCATGAACAGTATATTCACGAGCTGCTAAATCAACACTTATATCAAAATAGGTTTCATCATCCCTAGTTAATTCAGTTTGGATTTGATTAAGTACGTGATCAATCATTGCATTATCTACTTCTCCATCGAAATCTTCCATTCTAGCTTCCGTATCTGCATCAGCAGCAAGCTCATCACGTTGAGCATCAGATAAATATCCAAAATTTCGAATTGGTTGAACTCCTTTAAGTTTAGCACGTTTAGAACCCATTGATTCATTTACAAATTGCCCAAATCTTTTAACTATTTGATTTTTCATTAGGTTAATTCTTTTTTAATAATGTTGTTTAGCGTACATAGTTAATATCTTTGTTATGTGTTCTGGACTAGTACCGCGATGAGTATCACTAGATGAAACGGTTTGAGCTAGTTCATCTATTGTCATGCTACCGTCATTCACAAACTCATCAACTATCTCTGCTGCGAGCTGGCTTCCAGGGGTAAAGTATTCGTCTTCTAAAATATGTAATAGCTTTTTTGGATTGTTACGGTAGTATGTTGGAATCCCTAACTGAGAGCCATGGTCAACATTCTTTTCTCTTGAATTTTTAGTACGCATTGCAATTTTTTTAAAGTGATCTTTATCGTCATCAGTCAACTTATTAAACTCTGATTCAAAATCAACTGGTTCTGTGTGTTTACCTGTCATGCGGTTATGGGCAGTCCTTAATAAATTATGAACTGGATTATCTCCTTCGTTTATAAATTGTGTAAATCTTTTAACTATTTGCTTTTTCATTAGTTTAATTCTTTTTTTAATAATGTTATTTATCTGGGTATTCAGGTCAGAACTTAAAATATTGTGCATATTTAGCTAAAGTAGATATTTCCATTAACCGTACAGTTATTCTGTTTAAGTTTTTGGTTAAAAATATTGTGAATTGACTTAAACAGCATACTATTAGTCGGTCCGGCCGCCGCAGCTTCACGATGTATATTATTAATAATTGTAGATCTTGACACATCAAGGTCTCCACCTACTACTAAATTTTTTGGTAGTGTAGTAATGGTACTGCCATCTAACATTAAACTGCCGCTTATTGATAAATTATCTGGAAGAGCGGTAATGTGTCTGCAACTGGTTAATTTTAAATCTCCAACTACTGATAAGTTTTCTGGTAATTTTTCTATAGCTGAATTTGATAAAAAAATTGATCTTTTAAATTTTGAATTTTCAGGTAACTCTTTAATTATACTTCCATTTGCTGTAAATATACCGTTTACTGTTAAATTATTTGGTAACTCTTTAATTTTTGAATATGATATTGTTAATGCTCCACGTACAGAAAGATTATCAGGTAAACTTTCTAAACTAGTTCCGTATAACTCTAGATTAAACTGACTATTATTTGGTTCAATATAATTTTTTACACGTTTTGCATCATGCAATAAATTTTTAAACTGATCGACTGTATAGCTATCAACTACACCGATACTATTTAAGTGTATTAGTTCTTCAATATCAAAATTTATTGGATTCCAAGTATCCGCATTTTCAAAAATCTTTTCACTATCATTAATATAATCAGAAGAGAGTGTTTCTATTTCAGGATTCTTTTTAAATACTTCGCAAACTTCTTTTAAAATAGAGGTCACAGTTGAGTATGGATCAATTATTCTATTATCAATAAGTTTTTCAACTTTTTTAAATAACTCATCTGGTATTCGTAAGCGTTTAAGTGCTCTAAGAAATAATTTGAGTTTAACTGAATGTAACTTAATCATTTCATTTAACTGATCTGTATTTTTTATTGGATCTTTCCAACTTTCATATAGTTTAATATACTTCATATCATTTATCTACAAATTTTGCCGTCTACCGATAAATCCTGAGGTAACTCGCCTAAGCTGGTACAATTATATAAGACTAATTCTCCACCAACCGTTAGGCCAGCAGGTAAACTCTTTAGGGACCTACAACCATGTAGGCTTAAGCTGCCATTAACCTTTAATCCAGCAGGTAAACTCTTTAATCCGGCACAGCCATATAGGCTTAAGTTTCCGGCAACATTTAAGCCGGCAGGTAAACTCTCTAAACTAAAGCAGTTAGATAAGTCTAAGCTTCCGCTAATTTTTAATCCAGCAGGTAAACTCTCTAAGCTGGTACAAGCATATAATTGTAAGCTTCCTCCAACCACTAGGTCATCCGGTAAACTCTTTAAGCCCGTACAGTACTCTAAGTTTAAGTTTTCTCTAACCACTAACCCATTAGGTAAACTCGTCAAAAGGGCACATCCACCTAGGTTTAAGGATTCACCTTCGCACCAACCTTTAATATAGTTAATAATACGCTGTTCAGCATCCCTAAGTTTCTTTAGATCGGCTAATTCTTTATCTGAAACTACTCCTATCTCATGAAGCCCTTGAGCCTCAGCAAAGGTATCGGCTGTTATAGGGTTCCATGATTCATATAGTTTAATATACTTCATATCATTTATCTATAAATTTGACCTACTACGTTTAGGTCCTGCGGTAACTCGCCTAGGGCAGTACAGCCGTGTAAGTCTAAGTATCCGCGAACTTCTAGATCCGCAGGTAAACTCTTTAAACTCGTACAGCCCGTTAAGGATAGAACGCCGCCGATCTTTAAGCCAGCTGGTAAACTCTCTAGGTCAGTACAGTTATTTAAATTTAAGGTTGAATTAACTGTTAACCCAGCCGGTAAACGAGTTAGGGACGTACAGCCACTTGCGTGTATGGAGCCTCCAACCTTTAAACCTTGAGGTAACTCGCCTAATTTGGTACAGCCATTTAAATTTAAGTATGATCCAACCACTAGGTCATTAGGTAAACTCTCTAAGTTTGTACAAAAATTTAGTTCTAAGCCTCCGCTAATCACTAGACCAGCGGGTAGACTCCTTAAATTGGTACAACCGTTTGCGTATAGGTAGTCTTTGACCTTTAATCCAGCAGGTAAACTCTCTAAACTTGTACAACCATATAAGCCTAAGTTTCCGCCAACCTTTAAGCCATCCGGTAAACTCTTTAGCAAGGTACAGTCCCGTAAGTCTAGGCTCCCAACTCCAGAGTAGTGGAGAATCTCCCACTCAGTCGCCATAAGTTTCTCTAGCTGGGCTAATTCCTGGTCAGAAACAATTCCTATTGAGTGTAGTTCTTGAGCCTCAGCAAAGGCCTCGTCTGACATGGGGTTCCAGTTTTCGTATAGTTTAAGATACTTCATTAGGGTTATTTATTCAGAATATTATGCCGATTTAATTATTTGAGATAGGGTATTTGCTCTATTTTTAACTTGACCAGCCCATTCAGAGTCCAACATTTCGGTTGAGGCCTTTTTATAATTATTGGATAAAATATACTTTAGAAAATTATTAAATTTAGATAAGCCGGCCTTTCCTAAATTAAATACCATTTCAGTTAAAACACCCTGTACTGATAATGGTAGTTTTGGCCAAACTGTTGAAATATTTACCGAACGGTCTTGTGATATTAAGGTCTGTGCATCGTTTTTTGCCTGGATTAAATCATTGTTTAATAGAGTAGATATTTGAGCATCAGTAAGCTTGGCTTTTCCAGCTTTAATTTTAACCGGATTTGCTCCAACACTTTTAAGTAGTACACTTGAATCTTCTCGGTTTAGGTTAAAGCCAACTCCAATCGTTGGATTTTTTTTAGTATCTAAATACTTAATATATTTTTTACCTTCATGCTGAATTACCCGGTCTTTAATTGAACTAACCACCTGGTCAGTAGACGGTGGTGGAGCAACAAATGTCCCTAAGCTGTTTTGAACCTGGATATTAGCAATATGATTATCAATTTGAGTTTTATAGCTTTGGTCAAAAATACCAAGTTCACCATTAATTGCATCGCCGACACTCGCATAGGCCCAATCTTTAGTTTTAAAGCCTGAGTTTAAAGCCTGATTTACCTTATTCATTGTTAATACATCAGGTATTGATAAAATGGCCTTTGCTAAGTTAGGTTCGGTTGTTCCAAGACCAGCACAGGCAACCTGAATTTCATTTGCTATTTGATCAGAGGTTAAGGCCTCATTGATCCAACCTTCAAATACTTGTAAATACTTCATATCAGTTATCTATAAATTTTGCCGCCAATCTTTAAGCCGGCAGGTAAACTCTCTAGGCCAAGGCAACCACCTAAGGTTAAGTCGCCATCAACAACTAGATCAGCAGGTAGACTCTTTAAGCCCGTACACCGATTTAGGCTTAAGGTTCCACCGACCTTTAAGCCAGCTGGTAAACTCTTTAGCTGATAACAGTCAGTTAAGTATAAGTTTCCTCCAACCTCTAGACCAGCAGGTAAACTCTCTAAACTCGTACAGCCTCTTAAGTCATCGCCAACCACTAAGCCAGCCGGTAAACTCGTTAAGCCCGTGCAGTTTGCTAAGTCTAATTGGCCACCAACCACCAGGCCAGCAGGTAAACTCGTTAAGGAAGAGCAGCCGAATAAAGTTAAGTCATCTTCAACCTTTAAGTCAGCCGGTAAACTCGTTAAGCTTGTACAGCCAGTTAGGTCTAAGTAGTCTCCAACAACTAGGCCAGCCGGTAAACTCCTTAAGCCAGTACAGTAATTTAGGTCTAAGAAGCCATCGACCTTTAAGCCAGCCGGTAAACCCGTTAATAAGGCACAGAAACTAAGATCTAAGTTGCCAAATCCTTTAAAATTAAGTATTTGGTGTTGAGCCTGCTTTAAACTAACCAAGTCCTCTAATTCCTGACTTGAAACAACTCCTATTTGGTGCAGTTCCTGAGCTGACTCTAACTCTTGATCAGACAGAGGGTTCCATGATTCATATAGTTGCAGATACTTCATTAAGGTTATTTATAAATTTTGGCTCCAACCTTTAGGTCCTCGGGTAACTCGGCTAAGCTTGGACACGATCGTATGTATAGACTTGCAGAAACCTCTAGACCAGCAGGTAAACTCTTTAGTGAGGTACAGCAGTCGAGGTCTAAGTTGCCGTCGACCTTGAATCCAACCGGCAAACTTTCTAGGGCCGTACAGCCTTCTAAGTAGACTCCGCTTTCGACCTTTAAGTCAGCCGGTAAACTCTTTATACCGGTACAGCCTTCCATGTCAAGTTGACCGCCAACCACTAGGCCAGCAGGTAGACTCTCCAAGCCCGTACACCTTTTTATGTCTAGACCTCCGCCAATCTTTAAGCCATCAGGTAAACTCCTTAAGCCCGTACAGCCCCTTAAGTCTAATTCTCCCAGCACCTCTAAATCTGCCGGTATACTCTCTAAGCTCGTACAGCCATTTAGCTCTAATCGGCCATTGATCTTTAAGCCAGCAGGTAAACTCTTTAGTAGAGTACAGTAGTCTAGGATTAGGCTGCCAACCCCGTTATATTTAATAATACGCTGTTCAGCATCTCTAAGGATCTTTAGCTCGGCTAATTCCTGGCTTGACACAACTCCTATTTGGTGCAGCTCCTGAGCACTGGCAAGATCCTCAACGGATACTGTGTTCCAATTTTCATATAGTTTCGGCCCGCCTATTATTCGGCCGGCTACCTTTAGGTCTTGAGGTAAACTCTTTAAACCAGTACAGCCGTATAAGTATAGGTCACCGCCAACCTCTAGGCCAGCCGGTAAACTCTTTAAACCCGTACAGGCAGTTAAGCCTAAATTTGCTCCAACTTTTAGGCCCTGAGGTAAACCAGTTAACAGAATAGTGTAACTTAAGTTTAGGTCCCCAACTCCTTTATAGTCGAGTATCCGTTTTGAACTGATTTTTAAATCATTTAGATCGGCTAATTCCTGATCAGAAATAACCCCTATCTTGTGCAGTTTCCTAGTCTCAGCAAAGTCCTTATCAGATAGAGGGTTCCAGTCCTCAAATTTTTCGAATAGTTTAATATACTTCATATCATTTATCTATAAATTTGGCCGCCTACTTTTAGGTCCTGTGGTAAACTCTCTAGGCGGGTACCACCCAAGAGTAAGTCTCTTTTAACCACTAGCCCAGCCGGCAAACTTGTTAAGCCGGTACAACCATATAAGTCTAAGTTTCCGCCAACCTTTAGGCCAGCAGGTAAACTCCTTAAACCTGTGCAGTTTGCTAAGGTTAGGTTGCCAACCGCTATGTCAGCCGGTACACTCTCTAAGCGGGTACAGCCATCTAGGCTTAAGGTGTTGCCAACCTCTAGGCCAGCAGATAAATTCTTTAGGCTGGTACAGCCGTATAGGCTTAAGTTTCGGTCAACGATTAATCCAGTAGGTAAACTCTCTAGGGACGTACAGCCAATTAAGGTTAAGTCTCTGACCCTTAAGTTAGCCGGTATACTGGTTAGGGCCGTACAGCCACCTAATGCTAAGTATCCAATAACCTGTAGATCAGCAGGTAGACTCCTTAAGCCTGTACACTTATTTAGGTTTAACATGCCGTTAACCTTTAAGCCAGCCGGTAAACTCTTTAGTAGAGTACAGCTGTCTAGGTTTAGGTTGCCAACTCCAGGGTATTGAAGAATTTCCCGTTCAACATGCCTAAGTCTTCTGAGCTCGCTCAATTCCTTGTCGGACACAACTCCTATTTCATGAAGATCCTGAACATCTGAATAGGCCTCATCGGATACTGTTTTCCAGTCTTCAAATTTTTCATATAGTTTAATATACTTCATATACTTTATCTATAAATTCTACGGCCGACCTTTATGTCTTGAGGTAACTCGCCTAAGCTCGTACAGCGGAATAGGTTTAAGTCGCCGTCAACCACTAGCCCAGCCGGTAAACTTGTTAGCGAGGTACACCCGTTTAAGAATAGGTCTCTGCCAACGATTAAGCCCTGAGGTAGACTCTTTAAGCGGGTACAGCCATATAGGCTTAAGCTGCCGCTAACAGTTAACTCATCAGGTAAACTCTCTAAGCTGTTACACCAATTTAGGTTTAAGTCTCCGCCAACCTCTAGGCCAGCCGGTAAACTTTTTAGCAGGGTGGAGTCAGCTAGGTCTAGGCTGCCAACTCCAGAGTAGTGCAGAATCGCTTGTTCAGCCCTCATCAGTCTCTTTATCTCTCTAAATTCCTGATCTGAAACGACTCCTATTCCATGAAGCTCCTGAGCACTGGCAAGGTCCTCAACCGATACGGTTTTCCAGTCCTCAAATTTTTCATATAGTTTAATGTATTTCATTATCTTTCTATCTTAAAATTTGGCCGCCTACCCTTAGGTCTTGAGGTAACTCGGCTAGGGAGGTACAGTCTCTTAAATTTAAGTCGCCCATAACCACTAGTCCAGCAGGTAAACTCGTTAGTGAGGTACAGCCGCCTAGCGATAAAAAGCCTAACACTTTTAACCCAGCCGGTAGACTCCTTAAGCCCGTACACCCGTTTGCATAAAAGTCTCCCATCACTTTGAATCCAGCAGGTAAACTCCTTAAGCCTGTGCAGTCAACAATATTTAAACCTCCTCCAGGTTTTAAACCAGCAGGTAAACTCTCTAATCCAGTACAGCCGCTTAGAGTTAAGTAGCCAGTAACGGTTAAGTCGGCAGGTAAATGTGTTAGACCCGTGCAGCCTCTTAAATTAGCGGACCCATTAACCTTTAATCCAGCGGGTAAACTCTTTAGCAGGGTACAGCCATCTAAGTTTAAGAAGCTCGACCCGAATTCAACACAGTTACGAAGTTGTTCCTCAGCCGCTTTTAGTTTTTTAAGCTCTGCACCTTCCACAGCTTCGGTAATTAAGTTAAATGAACGATATGGGGTTAGGTACTTCATGGTTTTAAAAAGAATAACTACGATTTACCATAACGTTTTCTTCAGCAACCGGATCATATATAGAAAATTCAATTTTACCACCATGATAAAGTTGATAATCGACGTTATAAGTTGGATTAATTTCTTTTACTTTTATGTCTGCCACAAACGCAACATTATTTAAATACTCTCGAGGCTCTTCTTCAGGAATAAAAGAGTCTGCAGCCTGTGACCATGCATCGCTTAATATTTCGTCAAATGTATCTTCAGAAATATCAAGATTTTCTTTTAATAGCCTACGATATCTGCGTGATACAGTTTCGGTTACTGAGTCTGTAAGTAATGGGCTGGTTGGGTCTACTATAAAATAAAAGCCGGCAGCCGCAAACTCGCCGCGGTTCATTGGTATTTCGGTACCATCAATACTCGCTCCACCTGGAAATAGTGTAATTAGGCTAAGTGCCTTTTTGCCATTGGTTAGTGTACCTAGTTCAGCAGTAATTAAATTTACTCGGCTGGTTGGTTTTCTTTTACCTGGGGCTATTTTAACAGCCTCTTTTCTTCCATCGGGCATTGTGTAATCCTGCATCATAGCTACTTCCTCTGGCCCGGCCTTTGCTACACCCATTTCTCCAACCTTACCGCCATTAGCGGCTAACCATTTTACTCGGCCACTGGCCTCTTCGGTTGGTGGAGTATTAAGTAATTTTTTAGCAACCTGTCTAAGGTCTACACCGGTTTTGAATAATGAACCTGGTTTTGCCCCATCTAAGTGTCTTTCCGCAATATGACCGGCTGTCTCTTCAGAAAAAAGTAGGACAAAATTATCTGCTTCAATTAGGTCTGACCCGGTTGCTTTTACTTTACCTTTTAAAAATTCATTTTTGTCTATTAGAGCCTGGATCTCTTGTGAAATATCTGCGGCTTCAGTATGTGATTCATTGATATATTGACTAAACAATTTAATATGTTTCGGCATGGGTTCTTATTTTTTTATTATTTATCTTCTTTATTGCCCAGGTTCTGGCTCTTTTTGTGCACATAAACACAGGTGCGCGCCTACCCTTACAATATAAAATATACCTAAACTATACACTATACCAGGTCTACCTATCAGAAAAAAAAAGAAATATACCAGGCTACCTAGCCAGGTACCAGACCCTCAACCCTATTCAAGATACCCGTCTACACTAGCCTGCAGACCGGGACTAGGGAGTACCTGGTACCTGTATAGAACAGACTCTAACCGGACCCGGCCCAGTGGGACTAGGGAGTCCCGGCCAGCCCGGACCAGCCGGCCCAGGAGCAATCTGCCCAGGTGGGACTAGGGAGTAAACCGGACCCTTGCCCCGGCCACCGGACCCCAACCTGACCAGGTGGGACTAGGGAGTACCCCGGCCGGGCTCTGTCCTGTGGGTACCAACCCGGCTTGCTCAAAGACTAGGGAGTACGGTGGCCCTCGACTCCGCGGCTCTACCGGATTCCCAGGGGTCTCGAGGGTTCCCGGCAGTTGGACACTAGTAGCAGGCTGCGGGACACGGGCAGGCCAGGCTTCCCGACAGGTAGCCGAGGCCCAGATAGATAAAACCATGGAAGAAGAAGAAATAGGGTCCCTGAAGCCTTTTCCGTCAGGGGAGTTGATGTATAAGAAGGATGCAGCCAAGTTTGCTGGGGTCTCGTTGAAGACACTGGAGGGTTATGTAGCTAAGGGTGTAATAAACAAGTGGAAGAATATTGTAAACGGCCGGACCTACTATGACAAGCAGGAGCTCTTGAAGATGATAGGCAGTCGCTTGCCGCAGAAGAGGCTCGTGATCGCCTACTGCCGGGCAGCACCGTTCCCGGATCGAGGAGCGGCCGGGGTTTCGGTACTGGCCAGGTTACAGGCACAGACGGACCGGGTACTCGGATATTGTACCGCAGCTGGGGTCCGGGTTGACGAGATAATCCAAGATACGGGTAAGGCTGGTAGCCTAGCTGGCCGATCAGGTCTCGATAGGCTCTTTGAGACCGTGCTTCGCAAGCAGGTAAGTATGGTTATAGTTGAGACTCCGGACCGGCTGGCCAGGTTTGCAGGTGCCGAGATTCTAGAGAGATTCCTGACCTGGCACGGTGTTGAACTGCATATAATACAGAAAGGATTACATCTAGAAGAGTACAGGGAAGAATTAAAAGAGGATCTATCTTATCTTATATTAGAGTCAAGAGCCCTGATTGGGGATTAACCGGATTTAGGAAATATTCTTTTTATTTATAAAAATTTCAAACATTTAACTTTACCGTCAGTCGTTGTGTATATTACAAAGTTTACACCATTACCATCATAAAATCCAATACTCGGACTTTCAGGATTATAATTATTATCAGCTGGAGTTTTCTGTATTTCCGCAAACATATTTTTTGCAGTCTCACTAATAATGTCACCCGCTACCATAAATTGTGAGTTAATTATACCTGGAACGCCAGTACAATCCCATACATAATTAACACCATTAAACGTACCTCCAAAACTGGAGGCGTTATAGTTTCCCTTAAATTGTTCGGATGACATCATTGCAGGTGTTACATTTTTTATTCCCTCAGATGCAACTTTATTTATAATAGGTTTTATATTTTGGTTTACGGCCTGGTCGGTTGGCTCCGCTGGCATGATAGCAGCTTCAAATCCTTCATTCACAAACTGTTCAAATAATTTTAATTTCATTTCTATATTTGTTTTTTTTATTTATTTTTGGAAAATTTGTGGATTTAACCGGCCGTACTCTCTGAGTATTACGGCAGCCTGACTGTTAGCCTCGTTCTCAATTGTAGATCCATCTGCTCCATCCAGTGTCTGTCCACTGTCGCGCTGGGCATGGTGTACCAATTCATGAGCCAAGGTTCGGTACCAGTCTGCTGTTAAACGATCACCTCGCAAGACCCTGATCTCTCCGGTACGGGGATTAAATGCTCCCATTGACTTTACGGACTCGGCCTCGGCATGGTCATCAGTTACAATAATAACTGGTTTAGATGTCCACTGTAGTTTACTCCAGCAAAATTGACAAAACTGTTCAACTTCTGTTGTTGCCTGCCACTCACTTGACTCCTTGATATATTTCATATAGATTAAATATTTAGCGTGCCACCTGGCTGACGTCTGCTGTAACTTATTTATGTTATTTATATCCCATAAAAACCCGTTTTGTTTATAAATTCACATAGCGAACCTGGTCCGGAGTTCTCCCCAGCTCGAGCGGAGGTCCAGAACCCATGGGGGTCGGCACGGGCCCGGGGCTGCAAACTGTAGTCCACTAGCGGATAGAGCCCAAAAAAGGGAACCATTACGGTTCCCTCTTCATTGCTAACCAATTAACCAATTAACCTAGATAGCAGCTAAGCTTGCGTGTTCAAGGTCCCAGCTCTTTGCAAAAAGATTTCCACCTTCTACTTTAAACTTTTTAGGGGCTTGAAAATTAAATGTTGTTGCATGACTTCCAATCCATGTTAACTCGTTAACCAGATCCCAAACGCTTGAGTCAGTTTTGATAAACTTTTTCTGAGCATCGGTTAAGAACTGTGGATTGTGGCCATTTTTAAAAATTCGTTTTGATGTGATATCAAACTCTGGAAAGAACTGTTGTTGAGCGGCTCTGATATAGTGCGACTCGACATTTACATCCTCATCATGAATTTGACCAATTACAGAGTTCATTACTCTTTCAAGTTCTCCATAGCTTGCCTTTGTTCGGATTGCGCCTTCAAGACGGGTTTCAAAAGTTCGTGGTACAAAACCGGCTTTAGACCAACCTGTCATACTCTCTAATAGTTTACGAAAGGCATCTTGACCTTGGCCAAATTCAAAAGCCGTATTTAAGTTACGGGCGACCGCACCATTTGCACAACTTAGTCTCAAGAAGAAGTCATCCACTCTGGAATTTGTTGCTGAATTTACCAGTGATACTCCAAATCTGAATACCTCGTCCTTACCGATTTTATCGAAACCTACTTGACTGCCATGGATAAGGTTTATACTTACACCTCCACCACTATTGTCAATTGACTCAACATGCATATCAGGTACTTCATTAAGAATAAGCCCAGCCGTATCGAATAGGGTTTCATTTGATAGTCTGTGATACTTATCAGCCTTTACAATATTGGTTACTTCTTTTGCATTACCATCACCGATTAACAAAAACTCTTTGTCACCGTCACGAGTCTCTGAATAAGACTTTACGGCCTGCAATAATTTTGTCTGTACTGAATGATCGGCATTCTTGTCCATTCGATTTAATAAACTTGTCTGTAAGTTTACAACTTGGCCAAGTCTGTTAAAAAATTTGTTTGAGACTGGGATCTTTGAGTCCCCAATCAGGATATTACCTGTCTTTAAGGAGTTATCATCTATCTGAATATCAGATAACTTTACCTTTTTAATAAGCGGATCTTTTCCGCTACTGTCGGCTTTCGCCTTGTCAAATTGCTCTTGTGAAATCATGGTTATCTTGGTTTTTTTGGTTTATATTAATATACTATTTAGTTAAACTTATTGGCTGATGATAGGCTCAGAGTCAGAGTCAGTATCCGGTTCTTCAACCTCAGCTGGTCTGCCAACTGACATAAAAAGATCAGTAAACTTGGACTCAAGTTCAGAACGCTTGTCCCTCTCTTGGTCGGCCAATTCGGCAACTTGGGTCTCTTGTCTCCATGAAGTTGCATCCCAACGTACTTCACCTTCTACTAGGGAGTAGTATAGTCGCTTACCAATTAGGCTGCCTCCACGACGGTTCTTCGAGAACTCTACGTATCTTCGACCTGCATCATCAAACTTAATCTCCATCATTGATGTTGTTGCATGTTTAAGGTAGGTACTTCCAACATATTGACCGCCTTTAGTCATGTGCTGAATTGCAAAGATTGTTTTGCCTTTCTTATCAGCGGCTTCAATAATTAAGTTAGTTAACCAGGTCATGGCTCTGGTACTTTTCCAGCCAAGGATATCTGCTAATTTTACAATAATATCTTGATGCGAGTCAATTAAGATAACATCATAGTCACCATTAATTGTGTCCTCCAATATCTTATCAAAGCGACCCATAACATAGTCCATCACGAGTAAGGTTGGCACATTTGCAATAATAGGGGTTTTTTGATAATAGAAGTAGAGGTCATTACGTGTCATCTCACTAGAGATATAGAGTATCTTTGCCTCAGGCTGAACTCGCTTAATCTTAGCCAAGATATCAAGTGTGACTGTTGATTTACCAACACCACTTTCGCCGATTACAATATTTGCAGTACCTGAATAGATACCACCGTCTTCCGTATGGTCAGAAAATAACTGGTCAATAAGATCGCCAGATTTCCAGGCAGTAAATGGCGGAAACTCCATATTGCCAATTTCAATTACTTCAGCCACCATTTCGGTTGGTATAACTGGTTGAACCGGTACTAGGGAGTTCGGCTCGGTGCCGTCTTTTAACTTCTTTACAACTCCATTAAAGAGACCATAACTTACCCCGGTCTCGGTTGAGGTTGTCATATACTGAGTATATAACTGTTGAACACTGCGGTCATGTGGTACTTGACCTTCATAAGCTTCTGTAAAGAATGCTCGTACATCTAATTCTTTTTTGCCGATTTGCATAGGTTTTCTGTTTTGGTTAATTGGTTTATACTATATTATTATACTACAGTTTGCCACAATTGGCTTAAGTACTTCAGTTTTTATTATTTATTCGACATCAGTACTAGGGAGTCCAACCGGCTAGAAGTCTTGGCCTAATATATCGGTTACTTCAAAGGTAAACGTGTCAAAGTTGTCGTTTAACATGTCATAGTCAAAGCCGAAATCCTCGCCGGCCATGTAGTCAATAATTGCCTGTTCAGCATGGTCCAGCGTTTCGTTCATTGAATGAATTACCAATGGGGACTCTAGTGTATCGTCAATAGACGTAATCACTGTACAAAATAATCTTTTCATAATCTATAGGGGTTAGTTGGTTAGAGTAAATATAAGTATAATTTTTGACATCTAAAAATAAAGTTATTAACAATTATCGGACCTCACCGCTAGTAATAATTCCTTCAAAGGTTGTGAGCTTCTTAAACTCTTTAGTTGGAAAATAGGCTCTGCCGTCTTCTAAATCAAAGTTTCCATTAAAGTTTTCAAGAATTGCTTCAACATTATCTTTATCTGACTCTATTACTAAGAACCTGGAACCTGGAACAGGAACATCGTCGTCACCTAATAATTTTTCAATAAGATCGCTGTCATCAGTGATCTGAAATACTGAGAATTTTTCTATTTTCATAATCTATAGGGGTTAATTGATTGGTTAAATATAAGTATAATTTTTGACACCTGACAATTTAATTAAATTAAATCATCAAAATAAAGAGTAAGGGCCCGGTTCTGGCCGGTTGAGATGTTTATATTATTACTGCCGATTTCGTAGCGGTTACCTTTTTTAATTAGGCGCTTTGCTCGGGTAAGTCGGGACTCAGTCAGCTGGTCATTTACTGGGCTGCGAGGCGCTACATGATACGATGTGGAAGTATATTCTCCACCGCAACCACATCTGCAATGGGCATCTTTGCCGATATAGGTTTGTGATATTTGACTTAAGTTAAAGCCTAAAAATTGGTCAACTGTGATTAGCTCAGGTTTCATTTGATATAGGGGTTAATTGGTTAGAGTAAATATACCAAATTTATTTGACACCTGACAATTTATTTTCATAAAGTTATTAACAATTTGGCTGTTAACAATTCCCTAAATATGTCGTAGGTCGGAGTCTACCTCCCGCTCCTGGTTTGGACCGTCCCGTCTAGATTAGTTGACAAGGTAAATATAAGTATAATATTTGACACCTGACAATTTATTTTAGAGAAGTTATTAACAATCTTCTTGCACAGTAAAATTTACCGGGCCAACTGTTACTCGTTTGCCTATGAGGTCGTCTATACAATATCTCTCATCTGCCGGTCCGCGAAAGATTTGATCGTCTGTCCAATCGTCCGAATTAAGTAAGAGTTTAAGAGTTTCCCGAGTTGAATACGTCGATTGTCTTCCCCAATTGTCTACGGTCTCGACACAGTCGATAATTTCTATTGATGTTTGCATAATTTAATTTTTTAAAAGGGTTAGTGTTCAATTATTTCTAGTTCCTGGTCCCCAACTTTTACAATGGAACCAATAAATTCAGAGCTCGAGCCCATTTTTACCTTGCCCTTATCTAAATAGTCAAGGTCAATATCGGTCTCTAACACCTTAAGTGTTTCATAAATAGTATTAGGGTCCTTGATACATACATCAGTTGCACCGCCCTTGTTTACGTATATTCTTATAATCTCTATCATTTTCAATTCTTTTTTAGGTTTATATAACACTGAGTAGGGACCTCCATTCAGAGGTCCCAAATTTATTATACAGTTCCGGCTCTTAAGATTTCAAGTTGAGATGCGGTAAGTGACTCAATTCCGTTTTGACTTATGAGGTCAAGAATATCGTCCAGTGTCCATCTTGGATTTACAGGTTGTGGTGTAACTTCTGAATTTCCTGTTAGCTTATTAATCGCCTCCATTAATCCCTCGGGTAAATTCTGGTTTAGTGCGCCTTCTTCGATTAGGAAGAATAGTGCCCCAGTTTTTGATAACTGCTGGGTGATCGTGGAAGGATCTGACTCAGTGTTAAATACTGAAAGAATTGCTCCAGGAATTGGACCGGCAAAAGCTCGGCCGCTAATGTGTTTAGCTAATACATTAGTAACCTCTGGGTTTGGAACATTTCCAAAACGAATTAAAAATAATTTTTTCATGTCTGCTTGGTTTAATTGGTTAAGTAAATATACCAAATTTATTTGACACAAAAAAATTTATTTAGGGAAAGTTATTAACAATTTACAGACCAGCGGTTGCAGTTGCGGTATAGGCATTACCTGCTGCCACGGTAACAGTACCGGTTATTTGGCTGCCCAGCCCTGAACTTGTCGAGAGAACCGTTGCTCCGGATCTTATTTCGGCAACTCCATTGCGGTCCGCCGTTGTTATTACCTGAACTTTAAATGTATCGCCAGCAACTATCGAATAGTACGTACCTGAATCTGTGCCGTATCTGGTCTCGACTACTACATTATTTTTATATAGTTTAAAGGTTGCAGATGTATTTTCAGCCTTGGTGAAGTTCCATTGAATACTTGGCAAGAAGAGTGTTGTTGTGGTAGTGGTTGCTGGACCAGGCGCAGCCGTTGTTGTTGAAGTGGTAGATGTTGAAGAGGTTGTTGTTGATGTTGGTACCAGTGCACCGGTCCTGATATTACTCAGGGTAAACGGAGTTACTCCATTTATTATTGAACTATTTAAGGCAGTGGCAAAGGCATTTAGCTCATTCCTAGAAGGAAAAGAGATCATAATTGGTGCCCTTTCTCTAATTGATATAAAGGCATCGGTCGATTCGCTTACGGTTTCCAGCGATATAATATTTTGGCCAGGGTTGAATACTGTAATTTCTCGAGTCTTTCCTGCTTCCAGAATCTGCAACTTCATCTGCCCAGCGGGTCCAATTAGTTTGGTAGTCGTTGTGGTTGTTGACGTTGAAGAGGTTGTTGTTGACGTTGAAGAGGTTGTTGTTGAGGTAGGAGCAATTGTAGTTGTTGTTGTAGGAGCAATTGTAGTTGTTGTTGTTATGGCAGCCATTTGGTTAAATATATTTTATAATCAATTGATATTATCTTATCTATTATATCTATTAAATGAAAAAGGGTCTACCCTCTCGAGCAGACCCTACGGAATTAAACCAATTAAACCGCCATTTAAACTCTTTTTACCTCAACCTTTTCTAATTTTGCAGCCTTACCAAGTGGAGACCATAAGGCCTCTTCCACTGTTTCAAACTCCAAAGTATTCCATATCCAAACCAGACCCTGCCCTTTTGCCTGTTCTCGAGCAGCACGCTCCCCAATATTAGGGCTTGCGATACTCAACTTAAACAGTGCAAGTTGATATGCTGATTTAAATGTACCTGCAACATAAACTGGTCTATGTGTCTCAACGATCCTTTCGGTCAAGAGCCATACCCATTTTTTATTTCTTAGTGGGCTAGGCACCGCGCTCTGTTGTAAAGATACAGTATATTCCAAACAGAATCGATCCGATTATTACTATTCCACACATATTGATTGGGATTAAATAGGTTAAGGTTTTTCTTTTATCTCTTCAACTAACTTCTTTAAGTCAGCGCACTTCTCGTACTGTTCCTTTGTTTCAAAGTACTTTATCATAGTCCATATTGCCTCACGTTTTTCAGTGACCGGGGATTTATCATGGGCAATCGATCTAAACTCGCCGGCCAAGGCATCGTATAGTCTGTCCATAAATGCATCATAGTCAGTTTCTCGAAGAGTAATTAACTCTAATAGGATATCTTCGTATTTTATTGTGGGCTTCTTTGCCATAGGTCTTTGTTTATTTATTATGTAATTAATATACTAAAAAAAATAGGTCCAGACAAGACAGGCAATAAAGCTGACAGTTAAACCTGCAAGCGCAAGCATTATTATCCATTCAGAGTCCTGTTTGTTTTTATCGTTTAGATTCATACCATTAAGATTTATAATATTATATTGCCGAGCGACCGCTTAGTTTTCAGCTAAATGGATACTCAACGCGGATTTAATTGTACCCTGTAGATATCCTATTATTGCTGCATGGGATTTCTCGCCCTCTTTCCAGTCTTTTTCACTGGTATCTAGTGCACTGCTTAGCAGTTTTATCAGTCGGTCTTTTTCTACTTGTGTCATGGGTTATTTGGGGTTATATTATTAATATGAGTATGAATCGAATTTACCATCGCAGAATAGAATAAAGATTGTTTCATTTTTTCTACCATCTTTTACTTCGATAGAAACGTTGGCATATCCTTTATCAGTATCAAGAAGATTATCGATATCTTCAAAAGTTAATAGGTCACTAAATTCGTTAAGGAACTCAGTAGCCGTCATTTCTTCGGCAAATTTTAAAATTTTGGATTTGAATGGTGTTTTTGTTTTCATATGTTTATTATTAAATGGTATATACAAAGGTTAATCATTAATGAATAGGAACTTAAAACTTTTTCCATTTTGCGGGTTGAAGCCACGGTACCACCAGCCTGCAATATCTTCTCCACCGTCACTAGAGTCAACTGAGGTTCGGGTCATTCTGATCTGGTTGCCAGTTGCTGGATTCTTTACATAGATTGGCGTTGCCTGGTAGCACAGATCCGTTATTTCAAACCGGGTCTGCTCTAGAGAAGAGAGCTCGGCTACAAAGGTAGAGTCTTCTTTATTGAAGCTAATTGCTGGATGATTTATTTCTATTATCATGATCTGGTTTTTTTAAATGTTTCTAATTTCTCAACTCCATGGATATCAATAAACTCTTGAATAGGAATCAATTCTGTTTCTGAATCGTCAATCCATAGGATTTCTACAAACTCATTGTTTAGGATATTTAAGATTTTCATGCAAACATCTTCCTTCCCATCTCAATAAACAAATCATACTCTGACTCGCCCATTAACTCTTTTAATTCCGCAACATGTGCATGGTATTCTGCTGCTTTTTTGCAAGCCTCTGCCCATTTACCGGCAGACTGCAATTCTTTAAATTCCCAATTGGTATCTATTACCTTGGAAAATATTTTACTTTCAGCGTTTGTCATTTTATCTAGTGTTAAGCGTTAACTATTTCATTTATTTGGTCCTGTACTCTGTTGGCCCACTCATCGTATTTTGCAGCATTATCCAAATCATTCTTGGTGCCTGTTGCATTTCTGAAGAAGTTGGCAGTTTGTTTAAAGTATTCTAATTCTTTAAGTAATCTTTTTGGAGCAGTCTTTGGTTTTTTCATTGTTGATTGGGGTTAATTGATTAATATATTAGTCTCCTATAACGTTAGTTGTAATTTGTACAAAGTCTCCGTCGTCACTATATGCTTCAGTTGGGTCTTTGTCGTTGTTAAGTTCAAAATCATTCTCTTCAGCAAGTTCCTTTAGATAAGCAACAGCAGACTTGTTTGTCTTAAATAAAGACACTTCAACACCGTCCGGGTGGTGGTACAATACCACAAATACTTTTTCATCTTTCATATTAATAGTTTAATTGGTTTAAGTAAATATAAGTATAATTTTTGACACGGAAAAATTTATTTTGGAGAAGTTATTAACAATCTGCTATGGTAAAAACGGTCTCTTCCAAATGAAGTCCTTCTTCTGTCTCCAGTCCAAGTTCATGTATGATTGGCATAAAAACCCCTGGATTTCTTAAAATAAGAAACCATGCCAGCCGATCTGACTCATCAAGAAGATCGGGTCCAACGTTTAAGAAGCCTAAATATCTTTCATCTTCTTTATTGAACTGGTAGTCTGTTCTAAATTTTTCCAAGAGGTCTATTGCCTCCTTAAATTCTGTTGCTGTTATTCCCATCTTAAGTTTGGTTTTAATTGGTTTATAGAGTAAATATAAGTATTTTATTTGACACGAAAAAATAAAGTTATTAACAATTAGTTTAATCGAGTCTTCATGCACTGGGCAACGCACTGATTAAATTCTTCTTCACTAAGCTCTGAGGTATCCTCTTCTAGCAACTTCTTTAGGGTTGTATTATATAGAATATCAACTAGTCGAGTCTTGTCTACCTTGCCGCTAAATGGGTCGCCTTCGGAAAATAGGATCTCGACACCGGTCTCTGCCCAGAAACGGGCTTCAGTTGTGGTTAGCATAGTCCGGCCTCCCTTCTCATCTGGAATCTGGCAACCTTTAGTGCACGATTTACCTCGACCGCAGACTTTCCAACAACCTCTGCTATCTCTTTAGTGGATAGACCATCTCCAACCAGACCATAAAAAAGTTCAACAATTTGTCGATCCGAATCTTTTAACTTCGCCATTAACTTGGCTAATGTCTGAGCGGACTCATCGGTTTCAAATGGATCAACAAAATCTGTTTTAAGTAAAAGATCGCCAAGAGTATTTGAACCATCTTCGCCGATTGGCATATCCAGTCTGACATTGGTCATATTGATAGACTCACCGGCCATTTTGCGTTTGTAAATATCATATTCCTGATTTACTGGAATTCTGACACTGCGACCTATCTCGCATAGGGCCAGGTTAAGACGCTTACGGATCCAAAATTGGGCATAGGTAATAAATTTAACATCCTTATCCGCCTTGAATTTATGGGCCGCTTCAATAAGACCAGCATTACCTTCTTGAATAAGGTCATCGATTGAAAGACCCATACCGACAAACTTATTAGCGAGTGTTACCACAAACTTAAGGTTAGCCTGTACTAGGGAGTTCAGTGCTTCACAGTCTCCTGCCTGTATTCGGATAGCCAAGGCTCGCTCGTCCGCTTTGGTTAGTTTTACCTGGACCTTGGTTATCTCCTTAAAGTAGGCAGGTAGGCTGTTGGTTGTTTGAAATCGTTTTGACATAGTTATAATTTAGTTGGTTAGTTACAGTTTAAATATAAGCATTTTATTTGACACTTGACAATTTATTTTCACCTTTTTTAAGGGTTACGCGAAACCCCCAGTACTAGGGAGTAGTCCAGGACCCATGCAGGAC